GATGCATTGTCAGCTGAAGAAAAAGAACTACAAGACAGACCAGTCGTATATAATCTTCCATAGTCTTAACCTATGGCTACGTATAAAAAAGAAAAAGGATTTGCAGTTCAAACACTGTCAAGCGATACAGCTGCGTCTGCTATTGCTGGTGGAACTTGGGCTAGTGGCGGTAGCTTAAACGTTGCAAGACGAAATTTAGCAGGTGCAGGAACTCAAACTGCAGGTCTTGCTTTTGGTGGTGAAGCTACACCTGGTAACACTGCAGACACAGAAGAATATGATGGTTCGTCTTGGGCTGAAGGTGGAGACATGGGAACTATAAGAAAACAATTATCAGGTTGTGGAACACAAACAGCAGGTTTAGCTTTTGGAGGAGCCACTCCTCCAGGATCAAAATCAACAGCAACAGAAGAATATAACGGAACAAGTTGGACTGCTGGTGGAGCTTTAGGTACAGCACGAAAACTTTTAGGAGCAGCAGGAACTCAAACAGCAGGTCTTGGATTTGGTGGAGAAGGTCCTGGCCCAACAAATAGTGCAACAGAAGAATATGACGGATCAAGTTGGACTTCTGGTGGGGCTTTAAATACAGCAAGACAAGATTTAGGTGGCGCAGGAACACAAACTGCAGGACTAGCTTTTGGTGGTTCTACTGTTCCTCCAAATACAGCAGCCACAGAAAAGTATGATGGCTCATCATGGACAGAAGTTAGTGATTTAAATACTGCAAGATACGCCGTAAGAGGGGCTGGTACTCAAACAGCAGCTTTAGCTTTTGGTGGTTCTCCTGGACCTACTGAAACAGAAGCTTGGGATGGAACTAGTTGGTCAACGGTAGCAGAATTAGCGACTCCAGTTATGCTTGGTGCGGGAGCAGGTGTACAAGATGCAGCTTTAGCTTTTGGTGATAGTCCAATATCAGGAGTTACACAAGAATTTTCAGCACCATCAAATTTTTCAAAACAAAATTTAGGACAAGTTTATTATAACTCTACATCAAAAACTTTTAAAGTAACAGCAGCACCCGTAGCTGGTGGTACTTGGGCATCTGGTGGCACAATGAATACAACTACAAGATATTTTTCAGGAGGCGCTGGAATTAAAACTGCTGCTATTGGTTTTGGTGGACAAAATCCAAAAACAGCTAATACAGAATTATACAATGGAACCTCTTGGACAGAAGTAAATAATTTAAGTGCAGCAAAAAGTTATGTAGGAAGCGCAGGAACACAAACGGCTGCTCTTTGCATTGGTGGAGATAAAGGACCTGGTGGTGGAACTAATGAGGTTGAACAATGGGATGGAACAAATTGGACAGAAGGTACAGAAATTAATCGTGCTGTTTATGGTGGAAACTCAGCCTGCGGAACAACTACAGCAGCTTTAATAACCATGGAGTATCCTAGTCCCTATGTCTTAACAGAACTTTGGAACGGTTCATCATGGACTGAAGTTAATGATATGAATAATGCTAGAGAGGGTGGAGCTGTTGCTGGAATATCAACTTCAGCAATAGCTGCTGGAGGTGCAACAGTTGACAATGCAGAAACTTGGGATGGAACAAGTTGGACAGAAGTATCAGAGATAAATACAGCTAGACAAAGTTTAGGCTCATCTGGTGCTGTAAATACGTCCGCTATAATATTTGCAGGAAATAGACCTGGTGGCTCTCCATCTTTACCTGGAAACGCATCTTCTCCTTACACTGAGTTTTGGAACGGAACTTCTTGGACAGAAGTAAATAATTTAGGAACAGCTAGATATGGAGGTAGTTCTTCAAAATCGGGAGGTACTAGTTCTTCAGCTCATGCGGCAGGAGGATACTCTGGAACTGGTTATACTGGAGTTACGGAAGAGTTTACAGTACCTGAAGGAAACAGTACAATTACGGTAAGTTAATATGGCAAAATTAAAAGATATAAAAGGAACTAACATACAATACCTAGACGCTGATCCAGTAGTATACATTGGAGCTTGGGCTAGTGGTGGAACAAAAAACACAATTGTAAATGATGGTACTGGTTCAGGGTCTAATACAGCAGGTCTGGCATTTGGTGGAGTTGCACCTCCAGGCATTACAGCAGATACTGAAACTTATAATGGTACTTCTTGGACAGAGGTTAATAATTT